CAAGCGCCACTGGCGCAACCAACTGCCAGAGCGGCGACAAGATGTCGAACTGCCACGCGAGAAACGGCAGCGCGTCCGCGGGCACGGAATCGATTCGATAAACCAGCAGGGGTGTCAGATCGAGCGCTGCCAGCCGCGCGATCAATTCCAGCAACGCCTGCGTGCGCGTGTCGTTTATCGATGGCGCCGCGGAAAGTTCAGGCATCAGCTGTGCTCCGATGCGAACGCAGTGGTCAGCGTGATCGCGGTGCAGTTCGCCCACTGTCCCACGCCGAGTGTTGTTAGCGACGCAGGCGCCGTGAGCGTCACCCCGTACACGCCCGCCACCGAAAGCGCCGCGACGATCTGGCTCGGTACGATGTCGCGCTGTATCTTCGCCGCCAGCTCGAGCGCAAGCTCTTGCGCCGCCGCAGTCGCCGCCGCGATCGTCGCGGTCGGATCCGCGTCGGAGTAAAGCGTGACCGTCGCGGTTATCTGGTAATCGATCTCAGTCACCGCAAGCGCGTTCACCGTGTCGGTGAGTGGCCGCACGCTGTCCGCGTTCAACGCCGCGCCAACTTTCGCGAGCAGCAATGAGTTCGCGACCCCAGCGCTGTTCGGCGCCGCCGCCGGCTGCACTGTCACCGGCCCCGTCAAGACGTACGCGTTCACCACTCCCGGCGCCGGGCTGACGATCTGCGCATCGACGATCGTGGGATCCGCGCTGATCGCAAAAAACCTGTACGCGCCAACTGGACCCGCAACGCTGAATTGGTTGGGCGCCGCCTGGATTCGGCTCCGCAGATGATCGTCCGTTTCAGGTGCTGAGCCGCCCGCGGTCGTCGTCGTGTTGCCGACGCTTGCGATTAGCGCGCTCGGACTTAATTGCACGTTCACCTGGCCCGCCAGGTAACCATTAGCGGCGGCTCCTGGAGCAGTCGCTGTTGCCGCGACGCTCGCGGTAGTCGTGCCCGCCGCGATTGTGAGCACCACGCTGGTCGCAAATGCAAACAGCCCGTCGCTGGTGCCGACCGGCGTTCCCGCTGCGATCGTGAACGGCACCGTGAGCGCCGAAGTCAGCGTGAATTGGATCATCGTCATCGCCGGTTGCGACGCGAGCCGGCTGACACCGAGCAGCTGGCCGAGATAATCGAGCATCGGAAACGACGCGAACGCGAGCAGGTTCTGCTCCCCCGCATACTGAATCGCGTTTCGCACCAGCGACTCGCGATAAGCGTAGAGATTGATCAGCAGCCGCTCGACTTGCGCCGGCTGAAGCGTGCGCCCCGACGCCGCCTCGAACTCAGCGATCATGTCGGCAAGGATCTTGTTCGGATCCAGCCCGTCCGCGTCGTTCACGAATATCGGCGGTGGCAGCGACGGAATACCTGCACCCATCAACTCATCCTTGCGGAATTGTCACGGTCGTGATTTGCGTCGGCGATGGCGCGCCGCCCAGTGCGAGCTGCCACGTCAGAGTCACGTCGAGATGCGCTCCCGACTGCGTGCTGCCGTCGTTCACCGGCTGCGCAGTCACCGAAATTAAATTCACCCGCGGCTCCCACGTTGTGATCGCGGATGTCAGCTCGCGCACGATCGCGGGCAGCGCCACGTCGATCGGAAAATCGATGTATCTCCAGATGTCCGCGCCGAACGTCGGGCGCAGTGGATCGCTCCCTCGCGGCGTCGTCACAATTATTCCAAGACACTGCTCGACGTCTGCGATTCCCTGCACCACGCCTCCGATCGTGCCCAGCTCCAGTGACCAGTCTGCCGAGGTGATATCTGCAAGCGTTATTGCCCCTGCCGGCATATGTCACCCCGCCAACACGTCGGCGCTCGCCGTCACGATCGTTCCCGTCAGACTGCCGCCCTCGTCGTCCTGCACGCGCACCGCGTCGCCCAGCCGCGCGACTCCCGCAAGTTGACCGGTTCCGAGCTGCACCTGTCCGGCCGCCTTGATGATCACGTTGCCGCTCGTATCGATTTCCACCTGCGCTCCGCTCGCCGTCAGATTAAATGTCGCGCCAGCCGGCAGGCTCATGGTGAGTGCATGCGCGCCGCCGTCATACTTGATTTCGCCGTGGTCCTGAAATTTCAGATCGAGCACGTGCGCAGCGCGATCGTAATCCACGCTCGTGCCGTCCCTGAACGCCAGGTGGAACTTGTCTGCGCTGTTTACCGGCGGCACGTCGGCGTTCGAGTAGATCGCGCCCAGCACCGCGCCCGCTTCATCGCGCAAGTCCATCAGGCAGACGACTTGCTCTCCTACATCCGGAATCCAGTAAGCCTTGTCGTTCTGCGTCTTCGCAAAAATCACCGGCAGCCACCAACTGACTAGTTCGTCGTAATCCGGAAACACAACCCGGACTTTGGCGTGCGCGGCATCCTGCTGCTGCACGATCCCGACCCGAAACGCCGGATTCTGATCCACAAATCGCTCGCGATACTCAACTAGTTGATTCATAACTCCATTACTCAATTCGTCGCGCCTCGATCGAAGTCGTATAGCCAGTCGCGCGCGTCACCCGATGCCGCGCCGTCTCGATCAGGTATGCTCCGTCTAGTGCGCCCCACCCCGCCACGAGCACCTGGTTGCCCGCGACCAACGTCGCGTTGCCCGGACCTTCAATCGATACGTCCACGAGCACCATGTTGTGCAGATCGAGCGCCGCCCGAGCTTTCACGAGAGCTTGCTGTGAGTTCTCGGAACGCGTGACGATCTTGAGCGTGTCTGTCGTCGGCGTCGGCGGAATGGTGCTTACCATTTGGGCGATCAGTTGCTTTGTATCGGGATCGAAATACGAGACTTCGGCGCCGCTGTAGATTCGGCGCGTCCGGTTGCGAAACGAAAAACGCGTCATGTCCGGTCGTGTGATCGCAATCAGCGGAATTGCCGCGTCCAGCGCCGCTCGCGAGTAGAAGACCATCTGTGCTCCGCGCACCGTGAAATCAAAGTCGTGCTCGATTGCAAGGCGCTTCAGAAATCCAAGGTCCGTTTCGCGCCGCTGCGTCACCCGCGCAAATACGATGTCGCTCTCGACGGCAGTAGGAGCTGTCACCAGGGTCAGTCCGTACTTCGACGCGATCTGGCCGGCAATTCCCACCAGGCTCTGATTCTCGTATGCGATCGTGTTCGCGGTGCGCATCGCGGGCGTGATGTACGCGGCAAGGCATCTAAGTCTCATCACGTCTGGCGGGCCATCCAGCTCAATCTCATCGATCTGGAAGCTCCCGCAATCCAGTAACGCTTCGCCCCGGTAGCCAATCTGAAGACCGACTATATTTCCCAGTCCCGGGTACCACGGCCCCTGCCACCGCTTCGCGTGATCCTCGAGCTCGAGCTCGACCTCCCCCGAAGCCTCGCCGAGCCGATCGACATAGCCAATCGCAAGCACCATGTGTGAGACATTGGCCGTGATGTCTATGCCCTCATAGGTAAGAATCCACTGCGGCGTGCGAACTGAATATGAAACCGCGGCGGCCATTTACATCCTCACCCGCTGCGGCATTTTCCAGGGTGGTAAATCGACCGTCACGATCGCGCTCTTCGGTACGATAGGCACAGCGATACGTATTCCCGCGTCGAAGACCGGCTCGATAGCTACACCGGGATTAGCCACTACGATCTGGTTATAGTCAGTCGGATCGCCGTAGTACCGCCACGCGAGCAGATCCCAACGCTCGCCTGCTCGGGTTATGTGAAGTATGAATTGCGCGCCCTGTGTCATCCCACGGCGCTCCTTACGATCACTGAGATCGGTATATCATTCGCCTCGAGATTTGGGCCGGTTGCGCCCGTTGCGGGAGAGACCCTGAGTAATGCCGACACTCCCGGGATCGATCCTGATGCGCTGCCGCTTGCGGATGATATGACTCCGAGCGGCACAAAGTCCGGAAGGATCGGCGCACCAGGAAGCAACTCCGACTCGACCGCCCATTCCTTCAACGCGAGCGCGGCGGTGATCGCAATCGGAGCGCCGTGTGCGGATAGTTGCTGCGACCTCATCGCGATCGATTCGATCACGAAGAACCCGCGGAAGCCGCCGTTGCCAAACACCAGCGGCAACGCCAGATGGGCCGCCGCGGTCGAGCGCAGGAGCGCCAGCTTCGCGGCGGGATCGGTGAACGACGAATGCAGTCGCAGTTCGAATTTCAGACGCTCGAGATCGTTGCCGACCCATTGCAGGCGCGGCTTGCTCTCGACCACGCGATGCTCGGCGAAATCATACGCACGGCTCGACTCGAAGCCTTCCGGCGAGCCGATTACCTCGAATGGAATTTCACCTAGGGTTGCAAACAATGTCTTGGCTCCATGCTAGAACTGCGCGCGCTCGCGCCGGATCGATTCACGTTTGAATTGGTCGAACAGTTCCTCGCGATGCGCTCGCAGCGCGCCGATTACTTGTCGCTCGACATCTCCAGCCGCTTCGCCTGGATTTATGACTACCGTCGGCGTCGAGTTGATCGTTATCGCGCCCGGCGTGCTCCTCGACTCCTGGCCGTAAACGCTGCGCATCGGCTCGGCGAATTCCGGTCGCGAGAAACGCGGCGGCGCAATGATCGAACGCGTTGCGGCCGGCGCAAACTTTCCTGCCGACGCGAGTGCTCGATCGAAATCGCTCGGCTCCAAGCGCGGACCCCGCTCGCGTAATGATCCTCCGCTCTCAATCGAGAGTCGGCCGACGATGCCGAGCGCGCGTTCCGCCCGCCCCGCGGGGCTTGTGGCGCGTCTGCCGTCCCGGATCCGGGACAAAGTTTCGATGCCGGACAACGACTGCTGAATCGTCCGGAAACTTCCGTGTCGGGAATCGATCTTGATCTCCGTCGCTGGCGATCGATTCTCGCCGTCAGACTCCTGATCGCGCTGTCCGATTCGCGCCGCCGCGCCGAGCGTTTTTACGTTCGTCGCAAATTTGTTGATTGCCAGCATCGCATTGGCAAATTGCGGAGCTTTTCCACTTCCGGCTCGAGGTGAACTCTCTTCTGGATGGGTCTCAGAGCCGGCGCGGGCAGCATGTGATGATTCTTGTTTGGCGATTTTCGGAACGGTGGCGTGTGCCGTGAATGAAAGGTGCTGGCGGGTAATCGTTGTGAGGCGATCGGTTGCGCGGGCGGCGTCGACGCTTGCGCGGAGGAAGCCCATTACGCGGCTTAGTGTGGTGAAACGAGTGGTTTCCGGGTTGGGTCGTTTTTTCATAATTCCGCCAGCAGTTGCTATCTTGGGATAGCGATTATTGCCGCGCTGCGTTGCGCTCGAAGGGGCGGCGCTGCGAGGTTGCGGGCTCGACGCGTAGTGGACGGCCGGCTAGTTCCTTGCCGTTCATCGTGCGCATCGCGGCCGCGGCGTCTTCCTCGGTGCGCATCTCGACGAAGCCGAAGCCGCGCGAGCGGCCGTCGAATTTGTCGCGCACGATTTCGGCGCGCTCGACTTCGCCGGCTTCCGCGAATGCCTCGCGCAGGTCGCCGTCGCCCAACGAAAAACTTAAGTTTCCTACGAATAGTCTCATTCCAATCGCTCCACTTGTGTTTGCGCAATAGTCAGTCGAATAGCTACTCACGTTTCGCTCCCTCCGCCGCGTTCGATGCGCATCTTTTCGTATTCCGCGACCGCATCGAGCCAGTACGACAGTTCCGCGAAGTCCATCCCGGCTAGTTCTCCTGCTGAGAACCCTGACCGGACGAGTCCTGCGAAGCTCGCTGCGGAGGGTGCTCGAAATTTTCGCCGATCACCTCCGCCTGGAGCGCCATCACGTCGGCGAGATCCATCTCGAGCACGTCCTCGTAGACGATCTTCCGTCCGTCGATCAGCACGAGCTCCGCGATGAGCGCGAAGACCACTGCGCTCGCGTCGCCGCCCGCGACTGCGCGCTGCGCTCGCATCAGGTCGCGGCCCAGGCCC